CCTCGTTAAGTTAATATAAACATTTTTCAGTTTATAATATAATTATACTCCCTTTCTAAAGATTTGTCCTCAGTAAAACCATGATTTGTCGTTATGGTTCCCCTAACTCCAGTAAGCGAGGAATGCCCTTAAAGGCATTTCGAGCTACCTTCGTATTAAAATTAAAAGAAAATCGTTTCTAGACCCCTTCCTGTTCGTTTAAATACTATCTTTGGTCTCTCTTGAGATGTCATTATTCTACTATTTTTTAAATTTAGCATTGAGAGTTTGATAAGGTCCCTTTTTTCCTTCTGATATATTTGGTGTGTATCTATAAAAATATTCCAGTACAAAACTAAGACCCCCCCCCTATACTTAACATCTGATTAAATATTAAGCAATGGTTAAGCTATCAATTAAGCTTCTTTGATCTATAAAGCCCTTAATACTATTATGGTTATATCATTGGGGTTAATACTTGCTTTTATAATTGGGGGTAATTTGGAAATTTATTTAATTGAGAGGGAGAAAGTCTTTTAGATGGTACCCATAAGAATTAATTATCGTGGATAATATCGTGATAGGTTTTACTTATCAGGGAATATAAATCTATGAAATTTTAGGGAAATTTTAAAAGAATCGTGATAAATAAAATAAATCAGATAATTCAAAAATAATTGAAATAAAAGCTTGACATTTTGAAATAAGTATATATAATTTGAATTGTAGGTAGATTATTAATCAATTAAAAAGGAATAACAAAATGAAATTCAAAGGTTTAATTGTAGAAGGTAAAAAAGAGGAATACATTCAAGACTTATTAAATGTATCAAAGTTTGATCAAGTAGAATTAGAAAATATGTCTTTTAATGATGTGTTATTGAATTGGTGTTTTTATTTCAAACCAAACCTAGTAAGTCCATTTAATTAATTAAGGGGAGTATATATTATGACAACATTTAAATATCAAATAACATGGTTCTCTTTTTGGTGTAAGCCTCAAGTATTTGTCACCAATGACATTGAGACAGTTAAAGAGTTAAAATTTGAGGGCGTGAATAGTCAATATAAAGTAGAAGTTGAAGAGGGTGAATTTGATATATATAATTAATAAGGGGGCTTTCTAGCCCTCTTTTTTTTCTATAAATATTTTAAAAAACACTTGACAAAATAAAAAACTTAATTAAACTAATAACACTTATTAAACAAAAGGGGTATTAAAAATGATCTACTTATCTATTGTTAGCACATCGGTCTTAATGTTGTTTTTATGGTGTATCACTAAAGACCCGCAAATTAAAACACCCTTAGGCTATGCAATTCTAGCTTTTTGGTATATCGTATTGATGATTCAAATTATCGCAACATTTTCTTTTTACTTTAATTAAGGGGTATAACATGAGCATGACAAGACAGCATTTTGAAGCAATAGCAGGGGTTCTTAAATTTAATCAAGCGGACAGAAGCCTATGCCTTGAGTTAGCTATTAAATTCATGGATTATAATTATAATTTCGATACAGAAAAATTCATGGAAGCCTGTGGACATGGTAAAAAACAATATAGCGTTGAGCCTAGAACTCAGTCTATAAATGGGTTATGTTAATTAATTTTAATTTTATTGGGGGTTATTATGTATCAATCTATTAATGAGTATCAATTCAGAGACGCTTTTCGATCAATGGGGAGGGGTGATCAATTCACCTATGAGGGTTTAAATATCCTCTTTAATTGGTTAGAACAATATGAGGTGGATACTGGCGAAAGGGTCGAGCTTGATGTCATAGCCTTGTGTTGTGATTTTTCAGAGGATAGCGAAGACATAATTCGGGGGTCTTATGCTGACATGATGGACGAAGACGAGGACATAGAGGAATTTTTAAACGATAATTCTTTGGTTATTGGTTCGCATGAAATGGACGGCGTGAAGTATTATATTTATCAACAGTTTTAAAAGGGGCATAGCATGAACTATCTATTATTTAAGGCAACATATCAAAGCATGATGTTTAAACAATCTAAACAAAGAGAGGCTATAAAATGACAAGGGCAAACGATATTTTTAAAAATGTTTTAAGGGCTATGCAAGACGCAGAGGAAATTGAGGGAGTAGAAAACCCTCAAGACTATTTAAAACTCATGGAAGACATAAGACATGAGGCTCAAAAACGCTTTAACAATTGTGTTGATAATATGGGGGGGTAGATAATGAAGACTTTATTTCATATTGAGCATGAATACGAAATAGACCTAGGGCTTTTAGATGATTCGGACTTATTCGAGGAACTAGAGGAAAGGGGCTATGATGTTGTAGAAGAGGGAACGAAAGCCCTCATTGAAGAGATATATAACACAAAAAAGCTAGGGAAACCTTATAACCACTTACTAGAAAAACTAATAGAAGAGACAACAGGGAGGATTTTATAAAATAAGTTTTTACAATTTTTTAGTTAAAAATATTTTAACAAGTGGTGTTTTTACCTGTAAATTTTTAAACAATTAACTTTTTTAATAAGGAAAATAAAATGACAATTAATATTTTGGAACTTGATCAAATATGCGACATTGCAGACAAAGTTTATTTTGATGTTATCGATCATTTGAACATTGAATCAAAATGTGTTGAATTTGACAAAGACACAAAAGGCACAAAAAACACAGAGTATGGAATGGAGTTATATTATTTAATAGAAGAAGCAGTTAAAAGTGCTATTAACTACAAAGAAGAAGACGAGGAGGACGAAGAATGAAATCATTATTAGCAATCTTATTATCATTCACAATTAATGCTTACGCTTGTACATTAAAGACTTACATTGTAGATGGGCGGGTAATTACTTGCAGCATTTGTGGAAATGTTATTAATTGTTCGTAAAAACTTAATGGAGGAATAAAAATGAAATTTTTACCAATAGAAAAAGACGACATCATAGAAGCAATAGCTGATTGTGATGAGTGGGGTTATGGGAATAAAGCAACCTGTCATCTAATAGCTGAGCGACTTACTGATAGATTATCAGAACAAGGAATAGATGCTAAGGCATATTATCAGGACTTTATTTCACTAGCTCATAGTATGAATAGTGGACGCAGTTTTTATGAAATTGAGGTGCAATCATGAAATCTTACAAAGTTAGAATTTTTTATAATGCTTATTTTGATATGTCAGTAGATGCACCCAACGAAGAATATGCTAGAGACATTGTGAACGATCATGCTATGGATTATGCACAAGACGCTATACTTTCTTATGACTTCGCAGAAATTGACGAGATAACACAAAATGGACATTAATTTCATAGATGCTCAATTAACCTGTATGAGTGTTGCAATCTACCACGAGGCACATACACAAAGCGAAAGGGCAAAAAAGGCAGTGGGGGAAATTATCTTAAATAGGGTTAAACACAAATCTTTTGGGAAAACCCCTTGCGATGTGGTTCACCAAAAAGGGCAATTCGTAGGAGTTTACGATGACACACACAAAGAAGCTACGAGAGAGGATTTTTTAAAAACAAAGCTTATAGCGTGGAAAGTGTGGTATAAACCCGAACACATCGTAGGGAATAGACTTTATTTTTATGATGATTCAATTAAATTAAAAAAGCATAAGAACGACTTAAAGATTGACAACCTGATATTTTACTAAAATTTACAAAGTTTTACATAGTTGTATTTTATTTTAACTCAATTTTTCCTGAAAGGATTTGATAAAATGCTTGAAATTATTATAGCTTTTGTGGTAGGATTTATATTCGGATATGTATTAGGAAACCGAGAAAAGAACAACGAAACATATTTTGGAGATTATTAAATGAAAACTTTTAAAGTATATGCAGAGGCAATCGTGCCTTATTACAAAGTTATTGAGGCAGAGAATAAAACAGAGGCTTATTTGAAAGCTACTAAGACCCCTAAAGAAGAGTTTAGTTTTGCTTATGAAGTGAAGCATGAGGAATGGCACACTAACATTAATGACATGGAAGAGATTTTAGACTTTCCTTCATGGATAATGGAACATCATAATAATAGATTTACGGCTGACCTAGCAGACGCTATGGAAGACACTGATTTACAAGATGATTATATGGATTTTTATGGACTTTCTGAAAGGGACATGGTATAATGTTAAGTGATACGCTACTTTATTATCGTAATGCAAAAAGATATTTAAAACTTTTGGAGAAACAAAATGATAAACGCATGGCTACAAAAAACTAAAAACTTTGGAGAGTATAAGATAGTTTACTTGACAAAAAACACTTTTAATTTCTTTTGGGGATATGGTTGGGAATCACAAGCAAAATTTAAACGAGATGGTAAAACATTTACACTTATTCAAAGACCTACTCGAAGCTTACCAAGAGAAGTTAATGTTATTCTTTCTAAAATGATTGGGGTATGAGATGAGATGTATCGCCTGTAATGCTTTATTATCAGATTATGAATCAACACGAAAAAGCCAAACGACAGGGGAATACTTAGACCTATGCAATCATTGTTTAAACGACATTAAGAATGATTTGCTTTACATGGAACGAGAAGACCTAGCTAGTAAAGAAACACCTTCAGATGAAGATCATCATGACTTTATAGAATGGAAAGACCTATGAAAAAACCTGACGCATGGCTTTACGAAGAGTTTGACACGAATGGGGAACTACGATCAAGTCAGATATGGACATTTTTACCCTCTGATTTAAAACAAACTATTAAACTTAAAGATGTCCATCATGTAGAACTTACACCGATGTATTTAGACTTAAAAGAAAAGCAAGTGTATAATAAAGAAAACAAGTTTGATTCTAAAAAACTCGTAGAGGCATTTTGTGGACTTTAATTATGCTATTATAGATGAATTTGGCGACATTTTACGCAAGTATAGATGGTCAGCTAAAGAAGCTAAATGGCATAAGGAACAAGGTAAAACCATTATTAAATTAGAAGTAGAGAAACAAAAACCTTTTAACACTAACGACTATGAGGAATGTCTATTTTGAGTCATTTTCTATACAATGAGAGATGCCCTAAATGCAGTGCCAATGGTGCTGACAAATCAGGAAACAATCTAGCAGTTTATTCTGATACGCATAAGTATTGTTTTGCTTGTGGTTATCACGATAGAGGGGACATTGTAGAGAAATACAAGGATCGTTTAAACACTGTAGTAGAAAAGAAATCTTTCATGTCATTCAATAAAGCTCAATTTATGGACGCTAAGGGAATGACCTACCTTAAAAAATATGGACTAACAAACGATGAAATCAATAAAAATTATTTTTGGGATAGTGATGGCTATTTGGTATTTGATGGTGGTAGCTATCAAAACGCTAGAAACTTCACTGGATTAGGTGCTAAGTATATGACTAGGGGAGTTATTCGCAATAATGAACCCATTATGCAGAATACGCAAAATGATAGTATAATTATTGTAGAAGATGCAATTTCTGCTATAAAAGTTAGTAGAGTGCTACCAAGTGTTCCAATACATAACTCAATTATACCCCTAGAACTCATTTTAAGGCTCTCTAAACAGTTTAAAAAACTTTTTGTATGGCTCGATAAGGATAAAAGTTTATCGGCTCTTAAACAGGCAGGAAATGCGAAATTACTTTTTGATGAAGTAAGAACAATTTGGACTGATCTCGACCCAAAATGTTATTCAGAAACAGAGATTAAAAAATATTTAAATGTTATTGACATGGAGAAACAAGTATGATAGAATTAATTATTATTAAATATATATTAAATAATATAATATATAATAAATATATAAATAATATTATAATAACAAACAAAGAACTTGTCAAGCTTCTTTATTGTGTTAAATCTTTACAGGAATCTTCTGATAAAGAACAATACACCATTGACGACCTAGAACTAAAATTCTTCTCAGATTATCCATTCTTAAAAGATGTTGAAAAGGAAATGTTCAATACAATCTTCGATAAGCTTCGTGGATTGGAAGTTGACGACACTCGGATTGAGGAATATCTCGACAAACAACGATCAGCAGTTATGGCTCGTGAGGTTGCAGAAATGGCTCTTGAAGTCACTGAGGGCAGAAAAGACTTTAACGAGATTCTTGACAAAATCTCTAAGATGGATATTGACAGACCAAACGAGGAAGAGATTACATTCGTCACTGATGACCTAGAGGAACTCTACGAGTCTCAAGTGACTACAAAGGGACTTCGTTGGAGATTAAATTGTCTCAATCAATCTTTGGGTAGTCTTAGACAAGGGGACTTTGGGTTTCTATTCGCTAGACCTGAGACTGGTAAGACAACATTCTTGGCTAGTGAAGTCACACACATGGCTACACAAGCTGAGGGTAATATTCTTTGGTTCAACAACGAGGAACAAGGCAAAAAGGTTATGCTAAGATGTATCCAATCATCACTTGGTTTATCTCTACCTGAGTTGTATAGTGATTTAAAAGGGCATAAAGAAAAGTTTAATAATATTACACAACATAAGATTAAAATCTTTGACCAAGCCTCAATTACCTACAAAGATGTCAATAAAGTTTGTGAGCAGATTAAACCTAGTTTAATTATATTCGACCAGATAGATAAGATTAAAGGATTTGAAGAGGATAGGAATGATTTGATGTTGGGTTCTATTTACCAATGGGCTAGAGAACTTGCTAAAGACTATGCACCAGTGATTGCAGTGTGTCAAGCTGACGGATCAGGTGAAGGAGTTAAGTGGCTTAACATGGGTAATGTTGCTAATGCTAAGACATCTAAACAAGCGGAAGCAGATTGGATACTAGGCATTGGTAAGACGAATGACGAGGGCTTGGAGTATATGAGGCATTTCTGTATCTCTAAGAACAAACTTGTAGGGGATAACGATTCAATACCTGACATGAGACATGGCAAGTTTGATTGTGTTATTAAACCTGATGTTGCAAGATATGTAGATGTGTGATAGAATATAGATATGAACACAATAATCTTAGATGTAGAAACAACAATCCATGCTAATGGAAACCCATTCTCTGAAAGGAATAAACTTTGCTATGTCGGACTTCATCATAATAATGTTTCTAGTTTATTTGATATTGAATATAGTGGAAATCCGTACAGGGAGCAACTTAACGCTATACAGAATGTGCTTGACAATGACGCTATTCTTGTTGGCTTTAACATTAAGTTTGACTTGCACTGGATAAGAAAATATGGAATTAATTTTGTGGATAAGCGTGTGTGGGATTGTCAGTTGGTACATTTTATACTCACTAACCAACAGAATCCCTATCCTTCACTTAATGGTGTCGCTGAGTACTATGGTTTGGGTAGTAAGCTTGATGTTGTTGCTACTGAGTATTGGGGCAATGGGATAGACACACCTGATGTTCCTAAAGACATTCTTGAAGACTATTTGAAACAAGACTTGCTTCTAACAGAGGCAGTGTTTAAACGGCAGTATGAGGAAGTAATGTCTCTACCTTCAGAACGACAACGATTGATTAGCTTACACAATCAGGACTTGCTTGTTTTAGAAGAGATGGAGTATAATGGAATTTTATTTGATGAAGATAGGAGTTTAGAACTTGGTGCCTTACTGGAAAAGGAAGTCGGATTACTTGATGAGGAATTGGCTAAAACTTTTAATATTGATGGTTTTAACTTTAATAGCAAAGATCACCTCAGTTGTCTTTTGTATGGTGGAAGGATTACTATACCCAAGAAAGAAGTTATCGGAGTTTATAAAACTGGCGAGAGAAAAGGGCAAGTAAAAGAAGGGTGGAAAGATCATCACTATGACTTGCCTAGATTAATTGAGCCACTAAAAGGGAGTGAATTAAAAAAAGATGGGTACTATAGCACAGATGAACAGACGCTTAGAAGCCTTAGGAGCACAGGAGTTTCTAAAGGAATTATTCAACTTATCCTTAAACGGAGTGGACTTGAAAAGCGTAGAGGGACTTACTATTCAGGACTCCCTGAACTCAGAGAGAATCAAGGTTGGAGTAAAGGTTCGCTACATGGACAACTCAACCAGTGCGTTGCTAGAACTGGTCGCCTTAGTTCCTCAAAGCCGAATCTACAAAATTTTGATGGAGAAATAAAAGAACTGTTTTATTCACGATTTATTTAAGGAGAACTTATGTTTATTAAATTAACAAACGCAACAAAAGAATATGCTGGTGAACAACTCATTATTAACATTGACCATGTTTTATCTATCTTTGAATTACAAGATAAAAGATTTGACGATGATAATGTAGAGTTTGAAGTTTCTGTATCAAACCTGTATACTACTACACAACAATCTTATATTGTTGAAGAGTCAGTAAAGGATATTTATAAACTTATTGAGGAGAAGCAAAATGGGTGATGAAATTGATTATGATTATGATTATGATGTACCTGATATGAACCCTTCAGAAGATGAAGCATACTTCTATCATACTCTTGGAGACTTTGAGAGTTATGTTAAAGACTTAGGTGCTAAGTATGTTTTAACAGAGATGAATGAGGATGTTAGAAAGCTTTTAGAAGAAGCGTTTAAACAATGCTAATTCAGGGCGATGCCTCTGCTCTTGAGTGGAGATGTGCTGCATTTTTAAGTAAGGATAAAGTAGCCTATGAAGAGATATGGAATGATGTCGATCAGCATACTGATAATCAGAATCGCTTTGGTTTGCCTAGTCGTCTTATTGCTAAGACATTTGTATTCAGACTTATTTATGGAGGAAGTGCTTACTCCTACGCTAATGATCCAAACTTCGCTGAGGTAAGTAAGAGTGAGAAGTTTTGGCAAGGAATTATTGATGAGTTTTATAACAAATATAAAGGACTTCATAAGTGGCATATTAAACTTATGCAAGAAGCTACAACGACTAAGATGGTTAAACTTCCTACTGGTAGAATCTATCAGTTTGAACCTGAATTAAGACGAGGGGAGAAGGTTTTCCCTCGCACCACAATTCTTAACTATCCTGTTCAAGGACTTGGTGCAGACTTAATGACACTAGCAAGAGTATCTTTATATAACCGAATGAGGAAATTAAACTATGAAAAGGCGAGACTTGTTAATACAGTTCATGATTCCATTATCATTGATTGTGATAGTGGTTTTACTGATACTTTAGCTAAGACAATGTTAGATGTATTTGAAGATGTTCCTAAGAACTTTCAGAAGATGTTTGGGACTGAATTTGACCTCCCAATGAAGGCAGAAGTACAGGTTGGAAATAATTGGAAAGATATGGAAATTTGGGTTGACAAGTAGTATGGATATGGTATAATATATGTATAGTCTTAGTAAAAGACTAATTTTAAAGGAGTATTTATGATTATAGAAATTATTGATGTAGGTTCACCTGAGTCAGTGAAGACTGGTAAAGGACAATATCAGACATTACAAGTTAGTTTCAAGAATGAACAAGGGCAAGTGCAAGGTAAGAAGCTTATGTCATTCAGCAATCCTACAGTGTTTAAAGACATTCAAGGGTATGCTAAAGGTGATCGTTTAGATGTCCTTACTGTTAAAGAAGGTGATTACTGGCAGTGGAAGTCTATTGACAAAGAAGGTGAAGCTCCTCCAAGAGCAGAAGCCCCTAAATCAACTGGTGGCGGTGGTAAGGTCATTGGTAGCAACTATGAGACAGCAGAAGAAAGAGCTAGACGACAAGTGTATATCATTCGTCAATCTTCTCTTGGCACTGCGGTGGAATTGTTAGGTCAAGGTGCATCAGTAAATGATGTAGTAAAGACTGCTAAACAGTTCGAGGCTTATGTCTTCTCTAAAGAAGCTGAACTAGCAACGGAAGAGTCTCCAGCATAATGGAAGCTTTGATGGATGGCGATATTTACGCATTTAGAGTAGCTTGTACTACCGAGAATGATAACGAAGCTATCGCTGTCTATCGTGTCAATGAGATGATTGAGAATACTTTAGCTGAGGTGGAAGCATCTGAGTATAAATTATTCTTGACATCTCCTGACAATTTCAGGAAGCACATTTATCCTGAATACAAGGCTAATCGTACTGCAACCAAACCTAAGCACCTACAATTCCTTCGAGACTATCTAGTAGAGAGTTGGCAAGGAACAGTTGCTGAGAAGATGGAAGCAGACGATTATCTTGGTATCAATCAAAATGAATCTAGCATCATCTGTTCTATAGATAAAGACTTGTTGCAAGTGCCTGGAAAGCACTACAACTTTGTTAAAAAAGAATTCTATGAAGTAGATGAAGAAACTGGATTTAGAAACTTCTACACACAACTTCTCACAGGTGATACTTCTGATAACATAAAAGGTATAGCAGGTATTGGACCAGTTAAGGCTAAGAAAGCTTTAGCTGATTCTTTCACTGAGCAAGAAATGTTTTCTGTAGTTAGAGATATGTATAAGAATGATGAATGGATGATAATGAATGGAAGATGTTTACACATCCTCAGATCATTAGATGATGATTGGACAAATCATTTTGAAAGGTTAGCACTTGGCGACAAATAAGGAATGGACTGAAGGTCGCTTAAAATCATTTATAACTTCTACCCTAAGAGGTGGATTTAGAAGGTACCCCCCAAAATATGAATCTCTTAAAGAAGCTCAAGTTGGTAAGAAAATTAACAACAAATCTCAACGCTTGGCTATGCACTATGAATGTGGTAAATGCAAAGGGCATTTCCCTGCTAAGGAGGTTCAAGTGGATCACATACTTCCTGTGGTCTGCCCTAAGAAAGGATTCGAGTCGTGGGATATATTTATTGCACGGCTCTTTTGTTCATCGGATAATCTACAAGTACTCTGCAAAGGTTGTCATGACATCAAAACAAAAGACGAAAGGGTAAAGCGTGTTAGTAAAAGGACTAAAACCTGATGGCTCTTTTGAGAGTGTAGAAATAGACGAACAAGAAGAAGAAATATTATTAAAGATTGTATCAAGATATATAACTAACAACTGTGTACTAGAACAAACGGAAGATGGTCATGAGATTCATTTGCACTACCTTCCTGATTGGATATTTGAAGGGAAAATGCAATGAGTAAAAATGACATAACAGGTGATTCAATTAGAAGTAAACCATTATCTAAAGAAGCAGAAGATAACTGGGATCGTATCTTTAAAAAACAAGGCATTACTTTAACTGAAGAAGAGTTAGCTGATGTTGAAATTATTGCAGATATTGTACAACATCATCATGATAAGAAATTAGATTATGAATATGAGTTAAATAAAAGTACAGGTGATGTAGAGAAAAGATTTAAAGATGGTGTATCTAAACCTAATGGAGAACAGTTTAATGACGAGTAAAATACTGCTACTAGATATTGAAACCAGTCCTAATACAGCTCATGTATGGGGTATATGGGATCAGAACATTGGGTTAAACCAATTACTTGAATCCTCTTATACTTTATGCTATGCTGCTAAATGGCTAGGTAAGAAAGAAGTTATATTTGACTCTGTGAATAAGTCGTCACAAAAGAAGATGCTACAAGGTATTCATAAGCTTCTCGACGAGGCTGATGCAGTCATTCACTACAATGGTGCTAGGTTTGACATACCAACACTTAACAAAGATTTCATTCTTAATGGATTAACACCTCCTGCTCCGTTTAAACAGATTGACTTGCTACAAGTTGCTAAGAGACAATTTAGATTTGTTTCTAATAAACTTGACTATGTTTCTCAAGCACTAGGACTTGGTAAGAAAACTGCACATGAAGGACATGAGCTTTGGATTAAATGTATGAACAAAGACCCACAAGCTTGGAAGACTATGGAGAAGTATAATAAGAATGATGTAATCCTCTTAGAGAATGTCTATCAACGCTTTAAGCCTTGGATTAAGAATCACTTGAATTTATCTGTCTTATCTGAAGATGGTTTAGTCTGCCCTAATTGTGGTGGAAAACATCATCAGAAGAGAGGGTATGCAGTCACTGCTAGTGCTAAATATCAACGCTTCCAATGTCAAGGATGTGGTAATTGGTTTAGAGGTACTAAGAGTATTAGTCATAAAACAGGAGAGAAATATGTCAACATCACTTAGTAAACAAATTGGAGGGGATCATTATAAGAAATTTACTATACAACCTATCGAGTTTATAACTAAAAACAATATCCCTTTTATAGAGGGAAACATAATTAAGTACATTTGCAGATGGAAAGACAAGGGTGGTAAAGCTGACCTAGATAAAGTCATTCACTATGTAGAGTTGCTAAAAGAATTGAAAACATGATAACATTAACAGAATTACAAGAAAAGATTATTGAACAAGTTTCAGAGGTAGATTTAATTGATCTTCTCGGACTTACTACTGAGGATTTAGTCTATGCTTTCCAAGACAAAATTGAAGATAAGTACGACAAGTTGGTCAATGAACTGGAACTTGGAGATAGTTCTTCCTCCGATTAATTTATATAACTACGCTATAAGAAAGAAACCAATGGATAAAAGTCAAAAGATATTAAGTGACATAACCATATTTAATAAATATGCTAAATATGTCCCTGAAGCACAAAGAAGGGAAACTTGGGAAGAGTTAGTCAGTCGCAACATGGTAATGCACATGAAGAAATACCCACAACTGAAAGAGGAAATTAAAGATGTTTACAAATATGTTTACAATCGTCAAGTATTGCCTTCAATGCGTAGCCTTCAATTTGGAGGTACTCCTATTGAACTTAGCAATAATCGTATGTTCAATTGTGCTTATTCCCCTGTCGATCATCCTGCCGTTTTCAGCGAGACCATGTTTAACTTACTTGGCGGAAGTGGCGTGGGCTTCAGCGTTCAACGCAGACACACAGATAGACTCCCTACTATCCTTGGTCCATCCGCTAAACAACGACGATTCTTGGTAGGAGATTCTATTGAGGGTTGGGCTGATTCTATTAAAGTATTAATTAAGTCTTATACTCTTGGTAAATCTGACCCAGTATTTGACTTTAGAGATATTAGACCTAAAGGTGCTAGACTTATTACCTCAGGTGGTAAAGCTCCAGGTCCTGATCCATTACGAATCTGTTTAGATAAGCTACGCAGTGTTCTTAACAATGCTGTTGGTCGTAAGTTAGAGCCTATTGAAGTACATGACATGATCTGCCATATTGCTGATGCTGTTCTATCAGGTGGTATTCGTAGAGCTGCCTTAATCTCTTTATTCGATAAAGATGATATGGATATGATGTCAGCTAAGACTGGTACATGGTATGAACTCAACCCACAACGAGGTAGAGCTAATAATTCAGTAGCTTTAAATCGTGAAGAGATCACAGAAGAAGAATGGTTCTCTATTTGGAAACGAGTAGAACAATCAGGTGCAGGTGAACCTGGAGTGTTTTGGACTAATAACTATGATGTGGGTACTAACCCATGTGCTGAAATTAGTTTAAGACCTAATTCCTATTGTAACTTAGTTGAGGTTAATGTATCAGATGTAACTACACAAGAGGAACTTAATGCTCGTGTTAAAGCTGCTACATTCATTGGTACACTACAAGCTGGATACACTGACTTCCATTATCTAAGAAGTGTATGGAAAGAAACTTCAGAAGAAGATGCACTACTAGGTGTTTCTATGACTGGTATTGCTTCAGGTGGTGTTCTTAAACTTAACTTAGCTGAGGCTGCAAATGTTACTAAAGAAGAAAATAAACGAGTGGCTAACATCATTGGCATCAATGAGTCAGCTAGAATTACTACAGTTAAGCCTGCTGGCACTACTTCTCTTGTACTTGGTAGCAGTAGTGGTATTCATGCTTGGCATAATGACTATTATGTTCGTAGAATGCGTGTAGGTAAGAATGAACCATTATATAGATATATGACATCAACAGTACCTAGTCTAATAGAAGACTGTGTATGGAAGCCCCACTTAGAAGCTGTTATGAGTTTCCCTCAAAAAGCTCCTGAAGGTTCTATCCTTCGCACTGAAAGCTATAAAGACATCTTAGAAAGAGTTAAACGCTTTAATATAGAGTGGGTAGCTAATGGTAATAATAGAGGTGATAATAAGCATAATGTATCATGCACTATCTCTCTAAAGAATGATGAGTGGGCTGAATGTGGTAAGTGGATGTGGGAGAATCGTTATAACTATACTGGTATCTCTGTACTACCTTACGATGGAGGCACTTATGTTCAAGCCCCATTTGAAGACTGTACTAAAGAAACCTTCGAGGAAATGTTTAAACATCTTCAAGAAATAGACTTAACGAAAGTAATTGAAACTGACGACCATACGGAAGCTAAAGATAATTTGGCTTGCAGTGGCGGAACTTGTGAGGTTAATTAATGTTTTATTTTGGATCAGAACTAATCAGTGGTGTTAATTTAGGTATTGAACACATGAGTTATAGACAGATTGGTAGGAAAGGTAAAGGTTGGATTTTACTGCTTGATCTTCTAATCATTCGATTTATGATTGAATGGGATGAAGAAGGTGAATAAAACAAAGGGGCTTAATTGCCCCTTTTTTATTACATAGGCATTACTCTAGCTGCTTCTGCACCTAACAGACCTAATATAGAATCTTTTAGAACTACTGCTCCTACAGTACCTAACTTAGTACCAGTAGATTTATACTCAGCAATACTTCTTTTAATCTTTGTTAAGTCTTCCATAGGGAGTACTTTAGATTTACGCATTACTGGCTCAAGGCGATTAAACTCATTTACTAAATCTTTCTCAGGAATAACTTTAAGATAAGTACTTAATGACTTTCTAAAATCTTCTACACCAGCTTTACTCTTAGATAGATTTGTAAGAGCTTGGTCTATGTCATCACCTTTAAAACCTTTTTGTATTAATACTGGAAGACTATCTCTAGCTTGAGCTACATATTTATCTTCCTCAACTTTTTTAAGAATACCATATAAAGGCTTTCCAGTAGTTGATGTAAAGTAGTCATCCATAGCACTTGTAAGAAGTTTTTGAGCTGTCTTATCTAAGTTATATACTTTATAACCAGTAGTCTCACTTTGTTGAGCTAGATTAAGTAAAGTAGTTTTAAACTTATCAGCATTTAATGGTGATTTTTGACTACCAATAACTTTAGTAATAATCTTTAATTCTTGTGGATCAACAAGACCATCTCTAATACTTTGAGCTAAATCAGCCTGTAGTTTTTGATATTGTGGGCTATCAGAGAAAGCTTTTCCTTGCTTAAATAAATCGTCAATGTTTGTCTTAACAAAGTTACGAACAGCATTGTCAGCATTTTCTGCTTGAGTAAAAGGAATATTATTTTGAGCTAAGAATCTTCTTTGAGCTTCTTCATTGCCTCTAGTAAATACATCTGTAGAAGTACCAGGTTTAACTCTTTTAGCAAAAGCTGCGTCAGTTCTACCAAGTTTAGTTTCTTTCAATATAAACTCAGACTCAGTTTCTCCACCAAGTAAAGACTTTAATGGTCTACCAATGTATTTAGTAAGAACATCTCCTGGAAACAGATTAGTAATAGCTGTAGGAAGTCTTCCAATGAGTTCTCTAGTAATGGTTGGTGCAGCTCCTGCTGCTAATTCAATACCCATAGCTGTAACATCATTCTCAAAATTCTCAGGTCTTCCAGCTTTATAGTATTCACCAGCAAGAGAAGATGTTGCTCCTGATGCTGCTCCACCTAAAGCTCGTTTACCTAATTCTAAACCAACTTTTCCTACTCTATATGGACCACCAATAGCAGGAATTAAGCTTAAACCAGCACCAATAGCAGAACCGATTCCAATATTTTGAGGATTAAACTCATAGTAATTTTGTGGGTTTTCTACAGCAGATTGAACTGTTCCTGTTGGAGCTTCTAAAGAAGGCTCTTCTGTTTGTGGAGTAGCTTCTGTAGGAGTTACATTAACTGTAGGTGTATATAAATCACCTAGACGAGTAACATAGTCAATAGTTTCACTAGGAAGGATTGATGGGTCTTTAGATGATAAGAATCTATCCGCTACTCCTGGGCCTGCGTTATAAGCAATTCCAGTTAAGTAAGGATCTTTATATTTATCAAA